CTAGACTTTGGTATCCAGCAAAACGATAACGTACAAACCAACGTAGGTAGAGTTGGTATTACATTTTTAGATGATTCGATTGTCAGACTTACCGAACATTCTAAACTTACAATAGACGAATACGTCTTTGATCCCAACCCAAGCAAATCTAAGTTAGCTCTTAACTTTGCTTCTGGTACGGCTAGATTTGTTACTGGAGCTTTAGGCAGGATAGATAAAGAAAATATTTCTATAACCACACCTACAGCCAATATTGCTATTAGAGGAACGGATTTTACTTGTACGGTAGATGAGTTAGGCAGATCTTTAATCATTCTCTTACCAGATGTTAACGGTATTTCAAGTGGAGAAATATTGGTAACTACCAGTATGGGTACCGTTACTCTTAACCAACCGTATCAAGCAACAACAACCGAAGTTTTTGAGGCAAGACCAAGCTCTCCAGTTATTTTAGATTTAAGTTTAGATCTAATAGATAACATGTTGATTGTTAATCCGCCAAAAGAAAATCTTAGATTGCAACAAGAGGAAAGTGGTAAAGAATCAAAAAATATTTTAGATATAGATTATTTAGAGTTTGAAGAATTAGACCAAGATGCTTTGGCTGAGGATAACTTAGAATTTACTGAATTAGATATTAACTTTCTAGATGTAAACTTTTTTGAAGATTTATTAGCGATTGTAGAAGAGTTGGATATGCTTAAAGAAGAAGAACTTAAAAGTCAAATAGGTTCATCCGTACAAGGTACATCTATAGGCCAGGATTTAGAAACTCAGATTACTACAATACTCCAAGGTGAAGTTATATCTTTTCGTAGAGAAGTGCAACAGAAAGCAAGAATAGATATAGATGGCTCAAATGGCTATACTATTATCTTTATACAAGATGGCGTTACTAATACGATTAAAGTAAATGGAGGTGGCACATCAACCATAACAATAAAACAGGGATCTTAAAGAAAGCTGTCGTACTGTTAATAACAAGTGTCATACTTGGGTTGCCTTACATCTATCAACCAACTTGGTATGACACACTCAAGCTCAAAACTTTTGACGCTTTTATTCCGAAACAAAATCCATCTGGTTATTTTACTATTTTAAATATTACTGAAGCTGACGTAGTCAAAGAAAGCGGCTACCCATTTCCAAGACAAAGACTTGCAGAAATCCAAAAACAACTGTATGGCAAAGGTGCTATTGGAGTTGGCTGGGTAATAGCTTTTACTGAGCAAGATAGGTTTGGAGGCGACAAAGAGTTTGCGGAAGCTATCAATATGACTGTACCTACAGTATTAGCTACTTTTGAAAACAATACCAAGTTTTATCCTAGAACAACAGGAACTGTCATACTTGGTCCGGATGTAAAAGGGTATCCTGCAAGAGGTGTCAGGCAAAATGTCATATCGGCTCACGAAGGGGTAGCGGTTGCACCAGTAGATGTGGATAACTTGGTTAGAAGAATACCGCTATTATTACAAAGCCCAGATGGTTGGATACCCGCTTACGGTACACAAGTATTAAAAATACTAGCAGGCTCTGATACCTACATTATTAAAACAAATGAAAATGGTATTCAAGAAATAACTGTCAAAGGTATACCGCCAGTTAAGACAGATAGTTTAGGCCGCAAGTGGATTAGTTGGGTTGATACGCCTGAAACTACTCTTGCCGAAATGGATGTTGAAAATAAATTCGTTTTTGTAGGGGTAACAGCGCAAGGTGTAATGCCGCAAGTGGCAACGCCAGCAGGCTTATTAGAACCACACAAAATCCAAGCAGCACTTGCCGAATCCATTTTGATAGAAGATTCACCATATATTCCTGATTATAGTCTAGCGGTTGAAATATTCATATTCTTTATATCTGTAGTATTGGTTTGGATTTGTCTTAGTTACTTTGGTATTGCGTTAAGTGCAATAAGTTTTTTATTTGTTTTAGCTATACAAATAGTTGTTGGCTCAACTTTTATCAAGAATGGTTTATTGGTAGATATAACTTGGGCATTTGTCTCTAGCTTTATTGTAGGCACATTAGCTTTCTATTTAAGATTTAAAGAACAATTCAAACTTAGACAACAAATTAAAAAACAATTTGAACACTATCTTGATCCAAGACAAGTTAAACAACTGCAAAAGAATCCTGATCTATTAAAACTAGGTGGCGAGAAAAGAAACTGTACTTTTATTTTTACTGACCTAAGAGGGTTTACCGCTTTATCTGAAAGCGTAACACCTGAAGAAGTTACTTATATTATGAACAAGGTTTTAACTGCTCAACAAAAGGCAGTTCAAAAGTATGAGGGTATGGTAGATAAATATATTGGAGATGCGATGATGGCTATATTTAACGCACCTCTAGATATGCGTAATCATGCTAAAAGAGCGGTTGAGTGCGGGGTTGAGATAATGAAGAATATCGCCATACTTAATCAAGAACTACAATCAGAAGATCTACCAGGAATAGCTATAGGTATTGGTATTAATACGGGTGAGGCTATTGTTGGTAATATGGGTAGCGAAAATAGATTTGACTATACCGCAATAGGAGATGCTGTTAATACAGCAGCAAGGTTAGAATCTGCTACTAAAGAGCGTGGAGTCAATATATTAATAGGTGAGAGTACTGAGTTGATGTGTGGCTACCATTTGCTAGAATTAGAACCTATAATGGTCAAAGGCAAAAGCAAGCCTTTGAAGATATATACTTGGAAATAATATGTTAAAAGGAATATTAAAGAACGTAGTTGGCAGCGTAGCTCCTACTTTAGGATCTGCTTTGGGTGGACCGCTTGGAGGTATGGCCAGCAAAGTTATATGTGATGTATTGGGATGTGAAAACAATCCAAAAGCAATAGATAAAGCCATTCAAGAAGCAAGTCCTGAGCAGATGTTAGAGCTTAAAAAAGCTGAGCAAGCTTTTGAGGTTCAAATGAAAGAATTAGATGTTGATATCTTTAAACTTGAAACTCAAGATAAACAAGACGCTAGAGGTAAGTTTAGCAAAGATTGGACTGCAAGAATTATGGGGATTGCAACCGTTGGCGGATTTCTTGGTTACATATTCTTAGTAACTATACAGCCGCCTGAACAAAACTCAGAAGCACTTATTAATTTAGTTCTTGGCTATTTAGGAGGACTGGCAAGTGCAGTTATTTCGTTTTATTTTGGAGCGTCTAATACGCCTAGCAAGGATGACTAAAATGCACATATCAGAAGAGGGTATTGAACTTATAAAACATTTTGAAGGTTGCGAGCTAGAGGCATACAAATGTGCAGCTGGTGTTTGGACTATAGGTTACGGCTCAACTCAAGGAGTTCAAGAGGGCGACAAATGGACACAAGAAAAAGCTGATTACATGTTGCAAAGAGAACTTGAAGAAGAATACGAAAAGTACATAAACGATTATGTGCATGTAGATCTAAACCAACATCAATTTGATGCCTTAGTATCTTGGGTATACAACTTAGGACCTGCAAATTTAAAATCATCTACTTTATTAAAAAAATTAAATAACAACGAATACAATGATGTGCCTAACCAAATTAAAAGATGGAACAAGGCTAATGGAGAAGTATTGGCTGGTTTAACAAGAAGAAGAGAAGCAGAGGCTTTGCTATTTGAAGGAAAAGATTGGCGACATATATAATTTCGTTTATACTTATTCAAATTGTGCAGGGCGGGGCATAATTCCCTTCTTTCATCATCATAACCACACACCCGCCCAACTTTAAAGATGAATGAGATTTCGTTAAAAGATTTTGACCTTCTCTCTGAACAAGAGAAAACCGAAGCAGTTGCTTTACTAGAACGCTACGACAAATTAGAAAAACAAGAATCTTGCAAAAAAGATTTTATGGCTTTTGTAAAACACATGTGGGGAACTGGTTTTATTGAAGGCAGACATCATAGAATTATTGCAGATAAGTTTAATAAGATTGCACAAGGCAAGCTAAAGCGACTCATTATCTGTATGCCACCTCGACACTCTAAATCAGAGTTTTCTTCTATCTATTTACCCGCATGGATGATGGGACATAGAGGCGATTTAAAAATAATTCAATCAACCCACACCGCAGAACTTGCTGTTAACTTTGGTCGTAAAGTCAGAAATTTGATGGATTTACCTGACTATAAAACAGTTTTTCCTGATGTCTATTTATCATCCGATAACAAATCAGCTGGTCGTTGGACAACCAATAAAGGCGGTGAAGCCTTCTATGCTGGCGTAGGTGGTGCGATTACAGGTCGTGGTGCTGATCTTTTGATTATTGATGATCCGCATTCTGAACAAGATGCTCTCTCTCCAAGGGCAATGGAGTCGGCTTACGATAGGTACACCTCAGGTCCTAGGCAGAGGGTACAGCCTGGCGGTAC